CCTCCAGCACGATCTGCTGAAAGCGAGCCACGGTTACCCTGACCATACCGCCGGGGGCCTGGGTGGAATGGCCGAACTCCAGCGGGATCGCATAGGGCAAGTTGTTGATGATGTAGGCCATCTGGCCGGCGGTGAAATCGCTCATTGCTGCGACCAGCGCAGCGGTGGTTTCAGCACCACTTGGGTCTACCTCGTCGAAAGTGACGCTCTCGACCACGCCGAGCGATATGTGCCAGTTCGCACGGAACCGGCCGCCGACGTAGCCTTCAGGCGCCTTGATGTCCATGCCGTCGTTGAGCTTACGGCCCTTCTTCAGCCTGCCACCCTTTGTGAGGTTTGCCGGATCACTACGCAGTGCGCTGTTGTGATCGTCGACGGCCTTGTTGTACTGGGTCGCCACTGCGTTCTGCGCCCAGATCTCCGGGTTACCCACGGGGGACATGCGAATCAGGCTGCTGCCCACCTCGATGATGACTTCACGGACGCTGGCGTCGATGGCTTCGCTGGTCTGCGCGGCGAAGTCGGCCAGGCTCAGGGCGAAGCTGCCGGACTGTCCGGCGCCTGCCCGGCTCACGACCGCACCTGCAATTCATACAGGATCGGCGTGCCGGCGGGATTCACCTCTTTCAGCGGTGGGACGATTGACCAGGTTCGGCCCTGGGCCACGACCTTGTCGAGCAGGCCCGGCATCCAGACCAAGCCCTGCGCGGCGATCTTGAGCTTCTTGTCGCCCTGCTTGATGAGGCTGTTGCTCTGAAATTCTTGGCCGGTGAAGTCGAGCAGGATGCCCTGGGCGATTTGCTCGACAGTGTCGCCTGGCGCCTCCCCGCCCGTCTCCGGGTCGTACTCGCCTGGTTCCGTCTTGCTGATGGTCACAGGCTGGCCGAACTCTGTGATCATCTCCAGAGCCATCACGGCCATTTCTTCATAAAAGGCCATGATGGACTCCGCGATATTTTAAAACTTATTCTGGAAATGATCCGGGTTAGGGTTTCTAGCGCGACGCTCTTCAAGCATATTGTCCGCAAGACAGGCCGCCTGCTGGATTACTGCAGGCCAAGAGTTCGCTGCCTTGCTTCCGGTCGCTATTCCCTCTGCTTTCGCAAGTGGCAGAGCCGCAGCAAAATACAAATCCCAAGCGCGCCGCTCTTCAGTTTCGTTCGAAATGCTCATGCCAAACTCCTTTTAGTGAGCTTTCAACGCTACCATCAAGCTCGAACCGCAAACAAGCCACGTCGCTGAAGATAGTCGGCAAACTGCGTCGCGCTCGGCCGATCCGGCGCCGCGGGCAGCAGGCGGTTGCTGGTGTTAGGGATCGTCGCATACTGCCGCGTCACCGCTCCCTCAACACGATCCAGCAGCACTGCACCCTTGCGCTTCTCCACCGGGTCGATATCGTCCTGATGGATCTCGGCGGCCAGGGCCATCTGGCCGTACTGGATCCGTGCCGGCAGGTAGTTGTCTGGCTTGATCTGGCAGTCCAGCTCAACACCCCGGCGCGGCCAGGCCAACGCCTGCTCGCTGCTCATCTTGCGGCCTTTCCAGGTCTTGCCATCCATCGCCAACGCGGCCCGGCGCAGCAACGCTTCCTGCTCGGGAACGCCTGCGGGGATGACCGTGCCGAACTTCACGGCATACATGGCCAGGTCCTCGGCGCTCGCGTAGCTTTCGGCGTCCGGCTTACCGGTACCGTCCTCGATGATGAGTGTCATGCGTCAACTCGCTGGAATGGTTTGAGATCGGCCGCCGGGTCATCGGCAGCCAGCATTATCAGGCCTTGGGCAGATCAGCGACGAGCTTTTCCAAGGATTCTTTCGAGGCGTTGGCACGGTACGGCACCTTGGCTTCGTCGAGCTTGGCTTTCAGGTCGGCGACTTCCTTCGCGTCGGCATCTTCCCGACCCGCTTTGTCGATCTGCTGGAGAAGCTCATCTACCTGCAGTTGCAGAACTTTCACCTTCTCGACTTCACCGTCACGCTCGCGAATGAGACTTTCCACGCCGGCGTTTACCGCTTCGAACACCCGAAACAGGCGATCAGCGATAGGGCCAAGTTCGCCTTCCGGGCGCGCCAGCGCTTGATCAGCGAACGACTCGACGATCAGACCTACAGATTCGAGTTCGGCACGGAAAGCATTGATATTGAAGCTGGAGTTGCCACCATCGATAAGCAGCACCTTCGGCACTTCCTTGACCGTCACGTCAGGCACATCATCGGCAGCATCTTCACGGCTTTCGGTAACGCTTGCGTCGACGATGCGCAGGCCATTCGCCTTGGCCAGCGCCTTTACGTCTTCCTGGTACTGGTGGAATGGACCAGGCAGATACCAGATGTTCTTGTTACTCATGATCGTGTCCTCGCCAAGCCGGGCGCTGGGCCCGACTCAGCTGTCAGGGTTACTTGGAGGCGTCACCGATCAGAGCCACACCGGCGGTGTGCTTGATGCTGGTGGCGGTCTTGTCCCAGTTGGTACCGGTCGCCAGTTCGGCGTCGGTCGGCGACTTGCCGCCGGTGGTGGTGTCCCAGGTGTAGCCCTTCAGACCCAAGCCGAAGGTGTAGTCGGTTTGGAGCGTGGTTTCGATACGTTCCTTGCCGTTGGTGGTCTGGACGTTGCTGATGATGTCGCGACCGTCGTGGACCAGCGCAGCGCCTTGCACCAGGGACAGGATGATTTCCTTGTTCGGGGTGCCTGCCTGCATCAGCGCCGGGGCGTCCGTGACAACGGAAATCTTGCCGAGGATGTCCACCACACGAACGTTGCCCGCCTGGAACAGCTGCTGCTGATTCGCCAGGTTTTGACCTACCAACTTGTGGTAGCTGGTGCCCTGCATCACCTGGGTTACCAGGTTCTGGCTTGCGTCACCGAACTTCGCGTGAGCGTTGTTCAGGCCTGCGTAGGTGATGCCGGTGGTAGCCGACACATCGTTGACCGCGGCAGCCTGGGCGGTGATCGCAGCAACCAGGGCGGCGATCGCGGTGTTCAACTGATCCTTCAGCAGGATTTCAGCGAACGCGCGGCTGGCGACTTCGATGCCTTGGGCGGTTGGTCGCTCCAGCCAGGTCATCTGCGACGGCTCGTAGCGGATCGGACCGAAGCCGCCGGCGACTTTCACCGAAGTGTTCTTGAGTTCGGTCAGGTCGGTGGCAGCGACGGCGGCGTTCGCGCTGTAGCGATCCACGCGGCGCTGCGCAGCGGCCAGGGTCTGGAAGAACGACTCCTGAAGGAAGTCACCAGTGAAGCCGTCCGGAGAAAGCACGATTGCACCGCGGCTGGCGGCGTTGAACGCGGCAAGATACTGATCCAGCGTCTCAAGAGTCGCCGGCATGATGTATTCGTTGAAAACCTGCATTTGCGACAGGGACATGAGTTATTTCCTTACGATTGTGGGAGATCCGGGAACCGGCTCGCGATCGCGGCCTGTCGTTCCTCTTTGGTGCCGCCGATTTTTCCTTTTGCGGCCCCGCCGCCACCTCCAGCACCAGCAGCCCCGCCGCCAGATGCCTTGCTACCCGCGATCAACGGCGCGAACGCCGTGTCGTTTGCGAATTCTGCTTTCAGCTCATCCAGCGTTGCCGCCGAGAGCTTGCCCTGCTGGTCGAGGACGACCACAACAGGCTTCCCGTCGCGCTGCTCGACGCTCAGACGGCGTTCGATGTGCGGCAACAGGGCTTTGGCGCTGCCTGGGATTGCCAGGGCAGACGCGATATCAGTAGCGGTACGGCCTACAGTCAGATCCCGGATCTGAGTGCTCAGCGTTCCACGCTCCTGTTCCAGCATGCCGTTCAGCTCAGCTTCGCGGCGGTTGTACTTTTCGGACCAGGACTTTTCGAGCTCTTCGACGTTGCCAGACTTGCGAGCGGCTTCTTCACGCTCCAGTCGGGCCTGTTCTTCCGCGTCCTTGCGAGCCTTCTCTGCGGCCTTCTTCTCACCGAGCAGCTCATCAACCTTGGCCTTCAGGCCGGATACGTCTTCTTGCTGCGGCAGACCCTCAATGCCGAGTACAAACTTGCCGTCCTTCTCGGTGTAAAGAGCGCGCACGGCTTCATCTACCCCTTCCAGGGTATCCAGTTGGAATTTCAGCATTGGTTGTCTCCCAGAGACGTTGGTGCAGGCCCTGCCTGCTTTAGATTCAGCCGCGTTCAGCGACTTTTACGATAGGATTCGAGGACTTTGAACAAGTACTAGGAATTGCACCGACTCATGGCATCAAAAAAGATCAATAGTCCACCGAGTAGCGGAGGCTTAGTCGCCTGGGGTGCTATCGCGGTGGCGGTAGTTGGCTCATCACTGACCTGGTTTTCAAGCTACCAATCCACTAAGCAAGCAATGACACTCAGCTGCATTGATCGGATCGACAAGCAAGAGGCGATAGTCCGTGAAAAGGCTGCAAAATTCCTCAGCGCTAACGGGCGGCTCAACAGCGAATCTGGAGACGAACGCTTAAGCATTGATGACACCCGACCGTTAGTGAGCGCGACTGTCTCGGCAGCTTATGAACTTGTCGCATATGCACCAGGTGATCTTGGTGAACCAACTCGCGGCTTCGCAGAGGCCTTGGAAGCCGCTGTAAATAACGAGTTAAATGAGATTGATCACATGGATGAAATCGCGTCCGAGGGAAGAAAAAACATTGAGCAATGGCCGCATCAGTACTCACTCGTTTTGAAAAGCTTTCAGGAAAGCCGCGTCACCTGTTCGAAGTAGCTATTTGCCCAAGCCGGCCCGTTCGAAAGCCAACGGCTCCAGGACTTTCATCTGAACAAGAGTTAACGATGCGAAATTACGATCAAGCTGGAGCTCAGCAAAGCGCTCGACACTGAGGCCGCCTTCACGGAACAGCTTCGCGCGGACCGGACCAATGGCCTTGTCCTGGAACGCTGCTGGCTGCTGCTTGAGCCAGTCGTAATAGCTGAGGTCTGCCCTTACCTGCTGGGCACCGCCATCACCTATGGATGCCCGAGTGGCGTCCTTGGCGAACAAGGCGCTGAAGCGAGTCACCGCCACCACCGTCGACCGGCAGTTGATGTGGATCGGCGGCCTCGGCCCTTCAGTCAGCTTAAACCGTTGCTTATCCAGTGTCCGGCACTGGCTCGTGGTCTTCGAATCCAGGGTGCTGACCCACTCCACCGACTGCACGACGTCGCTGTTTTCCTTCAGCGTCTCCATGCGCGCCTGGGTGGCGACGTGCTGCAACGCCGTCCGCACGATGGCGCCGGCGTTGCGGTTGGTCGTGCCCAGGATGCCGTCGTTGTACTGGAGCGCCTTGGTGCCCCGGATATTCTTGATGATCTGGAAGTTCGTCTGCCCCTCGAAGAAGCCCTGCCTGATCGCGCCTGTGAGGCGCTGCCGCTCGGTTGCGGTGAAGCCGTCGATGAACGCCTTGAGCAGTTTTCCGCCGTCAGCGCCGCGCACGCTGAGCGGATTGGTGAGGATTGCTGCCCTGATGGCAGCAGCACCTGGCACCGCTGCATCGAAGGTCACGCCCACCGGTGCCGCCCGGGTTAGGCTGGTAGCTTCAAACTCAGCCTCATAGTTGGCGATGTCAACCAGGTCGAGGTTCAGCTTCTCGCTGTACCGATCGAAGATACCCAGCAGCAGGCTATCAACCTCGCTCAGCAGCCGCTCCAGCCGCGCAACGGTGTAATCCGTCAGGTCTGCCCGGGTCAATCGCTCACGAATCGAGCGGTCGATCTGCTTGAGGAAGGGTGCGAACTTCGCCACCTCCCCCGACTTCAGCTGCTCCAGGAAGACAGCATGCCGGATGGTAGCGTCAAGGATTGCTTGGTTTGCCGCCATTCGGAATAACCTCGGTGTCGTCCAGGGCTGGCCCGGTGCTTTGTGCCTCGAGCTCATCCCGGATGTTGTCGTCCGTCTTCTCTGGGTTGATCACGCCACGGTCACGCAGGTATTGCCAGAAGTCGCCCTCCGGTAGCTTGCCGCCCTGCACTGCGTTGAACAGCGCCGCAAGGATCGTGGCGTCCAGAGTGATCTGGCTGAAGTCTTGGTTGAGCTTGTAGACCACTTCGCCTGGGGCGTTGACGAAATCCGCCATCCACGCAAGACATTGGCTGTAAGCCTCGCTGACGTTACTCACCACCAGGGAAAGAACGCTGTGTTCGGCGGCGCTGTCGTTGTCGGCCTGGGTGGCGGTCTTCACCGCGCTACCACGCTCGATCAGTCGGGCACCAAGGGACACCATGTCCTGTTTCTTGGCGTCCATGGCCTCCTTCACAAGCGTGTTCGGCTCAGGCTGAGCAAACCCGCACGATCCGTTGGCCGGGAGCGTCAGCGGCGCCCTGGAGCCGACATAGATGCCGTTTGACTCAAGGTGATCGCGCCATGCCTCGTCCAGTCCGGATATCCAGAACTGCGGCTGACCAGAGAACCAGACAGAGTCCTCATAGTCCGCGCTGTTGCAGTAGTGACCAATGTTCAGCACCGCCATGTCGTACAGCGGGGCGTCGTCGATGCTGGTGTCGTTGTTTTCGCTACCGAGGAAGTGGAACGGGATGATCCGCCAAGGCTGGCCTGCGCCATTCAGGGGGGTGAATGGCGGGATAATCATAGACGTCTGGCTTGTTCCCTCTTCCCACACCTCCTGGGTGTATACGCCTGCTTCATCCAGGCGAAGCACGCGATACTGGGTAACCTTTTCGCTGCCGAAGCCATCATCGGTGTCGACATCCACGGACTCCTGAAGCACCACCAGGCTCAGCAGGTGCTGACCGCCGACCTTGCGGGTCTTCCAGTTCCTGATCGACTCAGCCGGGTAACTCGCAACACTCGCGCGCGCTCGTCCTGCCTGCTCGTCTGCCTTGCTCACCGAGCCAGCCTTCACTGCGGCGTAGTCAACCAGCAGACCATGCCGGCCGACCTCAAGCAGATGCCCGATGACCGACTGCGATTGCTGGTAGACGCTCACACCCTGGCCGTCCACGTCCGTAGCCACGTAATCAAGTGCGCCGGGGACAGTCAGCGTCGGCCAGGTACGAAACACCGCACCCACCAGGCTGTGCTTGGTTCGCCCTGTTGCGTTGTAGAACACGGCCCGCTGCTTGTACGACTTGTAGCGCTCGACGTTCTCGGGGCTGGTGTCGTGGTGGTTGGGCTTTGGCAAATACACATCGCCGCGCCCCTTTACCGTCTCGGAGCCCTTGCACACGTCGCGCACCAGCCGCCAACGGGACTGTGCCGCGTCGTATTCCGGGCGGGTGTATGTGACGTCTGCCATTAGCGTGCGAATCCCATTTTGATTGATTTGACCGGCTTCCTCGCGCTCTTCGCCACGGCGAAGTACCGGAAGGCGTCGGAGCCGTGAGACGTCCAGTCATGAAGTGGTTTGTCTTTCCAGCAGCCCTTCTTGTCGTCCCACTCCTTGCGGTAGTTCTCAAGGCAGGAAATACCCTCCTCGCACTTGGATTCATCGAAAGCGCACTTGGGCAGGATCTCGCGGACCTGCTCAATGCCGTCGTTGATGCCAAGCTTGGGGACGACCTGGAACGTCATGCAGTATTTCTGGCCGTCGATCTCGTAACCCTCGCGGGCCAGCTCTCGGCGGGTCTTGGCATCGCTACCGAACTCGCGGTTGTCGATGTCATGCGGCCCCCAGTGCTCGGAGTAGGTGTAACCCTTATCCTTGAGCACCTTCATGTAATGCCGCAGGCCTTCGCCGCTGTTCTCGTAGTAATCGATGACGTGGTACTGCTCGCCAACCTGACGCACGAACCAAATGGCGGTGGAGTCGCTCACGCCGATGTCCCAAATGGTCATCACCGGCAGGTGGCTGTTATCTGGCAGAGTTCCGATGCGCTGAGCGGCATACAGCTTGGTGAATTGCTGGGCGTAGTAGGCACCCTCGACCGACTGCTGGAAGGCCTCGACCGGGATAGACGGGTATTCCCGCTTCATGTCGTCGCCGAGTGTCTTCTCCTTGGCCGCATACCAGGCGCGCTGGCCGTCGTTGGTGACGATCCCGTGCTTGGCATGCAGGTCGTTGAAGTAGTCGGCCAGGCGCTGGGGCAGTACCACGTCGGTCGAGTCAAGGCTGTAG